GGGTACTTCACTGTGTTCATTGTCTGCCGTCAGACCACGATGGTTGATTTCGCAACATGGTTCTGCGAGCAGAATGGATCAGCGAATGGCACCTTTGGTTTCTGCGTCGGGACTGCGGCGCAGGGACGCAAGCATGGTATAGGCAAGTTTGGTGTCACTACCAGTTTAACAAACAGCGTCAGCGTCATCAATGTTTGGGACCTTCTCACCTATAGGTCTGTAGGCACAGCCAACGCAAATCAACTTGACAGTACGGGAATAAACAACGGCCTGGTCGAGTGTCTTCTCAGACAGAATGGAGCGTTTGCGGGTGGCGGCGGCAACGGACCAGGCTGTGGCGCCAACGGGTTCCCCATGACACCGCCTGGCGTGTGTTGTATTGGCGCTTCGCAAAATGGCACAGGCAATTTGATCATTGGCGATATTGCCGAAATCATTGTTTACAAGCAATGCTTGGCTAACATCGATATTGTTAACGTCGAGGCTTATTTGGCGAGCAAGTACGCGTTGACTGTTACGCGAAGGCCCAAGTATGCCGCCGAGGCGTTCGATGGCTGGACGGTTAACACCGCAACTGACATGATCCTCGACAAAGGCGCGCCTGGTTCGTTTGATGCTAATGCAGCGTATGGTCCATCGTTTATTTACGACGGTGGAGTTTATTACATGGTCTATGCGGGCCTCGATGCGGCTAACGTCAATGCGATCGGACTTGCTACCGGGCCGTCACTGAGAAGTCTTACCAAGTACGGAAGGATTTTGCAGAAGTCTGGGGCAGGCTGGGATAGCGCATACATCTCTGGCGATCGTCTGTTTAAAGATCCTGTGTCTGGTAAATGGTTTCTGTTTTATTTCGGAAGCAACGCGCCAGGGTTCGAGCAGCCGCCGGCACACATCGGTGTGTCTGGCCCACAGAACACGCCGTACGGTCCCTGGACCAACGCGGCAGGGCCAATCATAACCACGGGTGGCGTGGGGGCATGGGACGAGATCATCCTGTATCGTCCATACGTATTTTATAAAGCGCCTACGTATTACCTGTACTACAACGCACATGGCACTGGCGCTCCCGCGCCGGAAAAGATTGGGCTCGCCACCGCAACGGCCATCGCTGGTCCCTGGACCAAGCACGCATCCAATCCAATCATCTCGCCAGTAGGCGGCACCGATGCCAGTCGCATTGGTGACGGCGTTGTTCTCGAGATCGACCCCGGCAAATATGTGATGCATTATTTTGGCGGCGCCAACCCGTCCGTTGGCGAAGTCTATTTGGCAGAGAGCACCGACTTGGTTGCGTGGACGAAATACACGGGCGGCATCTATGTGCGTGTGCCGGGGATGCCGAATTGCGTTCGTCTTGATGTTAGTTTAGTCAATGGTGTTTATGAGGGCGCCTGTGATGACGGTGACGTCGCCGCCGGCAAGGGGCACACGTTCGTGGCAACACTGAAGTATGGGCCATGATAGAGCTCATCGAGATCGAGCCTGGCAAGTGGCGGGTGAAGCGGGAGCAACCGCAACCGCCGCGATCGGACTTACCATTGCCGTATGTGATAAGCGATACCATGCCGGAGACGGAGCAAGTAGACGGCCGATTTTATACCAGTAAGCGCGCGTTCAGGGCGGTGGGGAGACAATTAGGGCTAACCGAGGTAGGCGACCAGAAAATGGGTCCAAAGGTGCGCTCGACGGATTTGCCGGAGACAAAGGCAACCCGCCGGCAGGCAATTCGCAAGGCCGCGGAGAGGGTCCGCGCCGGAGATACCCGAGGACACTGAAATGAGCGACACGACGGTTACGACTGCCCCGCCGGCACCCGCGCCTGCGCAGGGCGAGGTTCCCATTCCCACGAACCAAATCAGCCCCTCCAACCCGGTCGGCTCCCAGGCGCCTCCGGCGCCGGAAGGCGAGCACCGCCCCATCAAGGCGTCTCTGAAGGAGGCCTACGACAGGGCGGTTAATCCTAACGCCAAACGGCCAGAGAAGCCCGCTCCGCGCGCTGCGGAGGCTAAGGCTGGCCACAACCAGCCCCCCGAGGAAACGCCTAAGCTGAACCTCCGGAAGCGGCCGGATGAGCAACAGGAATTGCCGTTGCGTGGCGAAAGGGGGCAGTTCGCGCCAAGAACACAGCAGGCACAGGTTCGCAACCCGCAGGAACAGAATAGGAACAACGGTCAGCAACCGCCGCAGGGGCAGGCGCAGCAACAGGTCAGGGTGCAGTCTGGGGCGTTTCGGGAGCCTCCGACCCGGATTGCCGAGCACGCCAAGCGCGAGTGGCACATGGTGCCGGAGAGCGTCCGCGGCGAGGTCAAGCGATTATATGATGAATTTGGAAAGGCTTACAGCTTTTACAAGAAGGACTACGAAGACTTCAAGCCGGTAAAGAAATACCATCAACTCGCTCAGCAGCACGGGACGACGCTGGAAAAGGCGCTCGATAATTACATCGGGATTGAGGAGAAGCTCAGAAAAGATCCAATTGGCGGCCTGGACACGATCGTCAATAACCTCGGCCTGGTGGACCCCGAGACAGGGCAGCGCCTGGGGTTACGTGACGTCGCTTATTCGGTGCTATCCCAGACCCCGGAGCAGTTACGCCAGATCCAACAAAGCAATGCTATGCAGGCGTCAACCGCTCAAATCGGAGCGTTACATCAGAAGATAGAAAGACTTGAAAACGAATCCAGACAGATGCACTATAACCAACAGTTCACGTACACTCGCAGCGCCATCGACCAGTTCGCTGTCGCTCACCCGAGGTTAGATGAACTCGGTGATATCATCGAAGCAGAGCTTAAATTAGGCTTCGATCTTCCCACCGCGTACCGTAGGGCGGATATGTTACGGCCCGCCACCCGCGCCGCTCAGACCGGCAATAGTACCCCATCGGCTCAGACCCGGACCCCCGATCGCTCGATCTCCGGTTCTCCAGACGTGGCTCCCTCAAACGGAGCGTCGAGGAGGAAGGAACCCAGCGGATCACCACGCGAGGCGGCTCGTAACGCGATTGCGCGTTTCAATGGGCACGCCTGAACTCTGACCCTAATGTGGAGCGGCTATAATGCCTAACATTACGACTAACGCAGCATACCAACAAATCCTTAGCATGGCGCTCGAGGATCGATCGTCCGGCTACCAGGATCTCGTCAGTAACAACAACGCACTCCTTGCGGTTATGAAACGCAAGGGGCTCTGGAAGACATACAGTGGACCTAAAATTCGTGAGACATTACAGATAGGTAAGCAAAATGCTCAGTGGTATTCTGGATACGATCAGCTGCTGAACCCGGCACTCGATTTATTCAATGACGCTTTCTGGGACCCTAAACAAGTAGTGGTGCCTGTGATTTTGAGCCTCCAAGAAATTTTGAACAATGAGGGCGAAGCACAACTTCTCGATGTTTTCGAACAGTATATATCGGCGGCCGAGCGTGCCCTGGAAGACGCAATGGATGCCGGGATCTATAGCGATGGTACTGCAAATGGTAATAAACAAATCACTGGACTTGCAGCTGCCATTCCCGTCGTAACCAACTCCGGCACATATGGCGGCATCAACCGCGGCACTGCCACGATTTGGCAGACGGCAACGTTTGATGCGCATTCGTTCCTGGCCGGCGCGACACAGGTTACATCGACAACGATCAGGCCTATGCTCAACGCCATCATGACGCGGCAGTCCAGGGGCCGCGACTTCGCCGATCTTCTCATCATGAGCCCAGAGCACTACGCGGCCTATGATGCGGCGACTGTTCTCATACAGCGCCAAACCAACGAGACGTCCCTCGGCAAACTCGGTTTCTCGGCGCTCGAATATATCGGTGGCGGCAAGCGAGCGGAGATCGTGCTCGACGGCGGCATCGGAAGTAACATGCCGGCCAACACGACGTTCGGTATCAACACCGACACGTTTAGGATGCGTTACCATCCCAACAGGAATTTTGATAAGCTGTTTGATGGTGATGGTATGATGCCAATTGACAAGGACGCCATCGCTCAGTTCGTGGGGTGGATGGGCGAACTTACCCAAGTAAACCCTTTATTCAACTGGCGTTTTTACGATTCAGTTCCTGCATCGTAAGGAGAGAAAAATGGCAAAGAAACCGCCTAAAAAACCAAAGCCGAAGCCAATGGAAAAACCTGGCTGTTAATACCGTTCTAGTTGCATGGTTTGGCTGGACCCCTTTCCCATGTGATTAGGAGATGGGAGTGTACGAGAAGCTAATGAGCTACGTGCACTCCCGTTAATGCCCGGACCCGCTGCCGCCCATAGCAAACCCCCTATCCAAGTGGCGGGTCCGGGTTTTGTCAAACAATGGAGATGTAGATGGCCTACCGCGGCAATCCTGACGATGCGCTCGTTGTGATTTTCAAACACCATCCCAAGGAAAATGAATTGCTGACCCGCGAAGAGGGGCGTCCGATTTTCGACGACGAAGAGGTTTGTGAAGTTCGAGCGCCTGGCAGTCGCGACGTCAAAGTCTTTCCTGCGAACTTCTTCTCACGATGGGTGGATGATCCCGAAACTGGGCGGCCGGTCAAGCAGAGCTACGCTGAGCGGTTCAGCTACCAATACATCCAATTTAAGAAGCAGGCGACGCAGACCAAAATCGGAACGCCGCTTGAGCACGCACCGTTCCTGACCGAGGGCAAGCGTGCGGAGCTCAAGGCGCAGAACGTCTACACCGTGGAGGCGCTCGCCATCATCGAGGGCAACGAGCTCAAGAACCTCGGCCCTGGCGGCCGTGACCTTAAGAACCAAGCGGAAGCATACATCGAGGAGAGTAAATCATCCGCGCCCAACAAGCAGATGGTGGCAGAGCTCGAGGCATTGAAGGCGCGCAATGCTATCCTCGAGGAGGACGTGCATGTGCTCAAGGCCAAAAAGAAAAGTGATGAGGCTGAATTTGAAAATATGTCGGATGAGCAATTGCGAGAGTTCATCAAGACAAACACGGGCTCCGGCCCAGTAGGGCAGCCGGCTCGTAAGACCCTGGTGCGAATGGCAATGGAGTGTCGCGTTGACGAGAAAGTAGCCTGACATGACGCTGCTGTCAGTTGTTAGGGATGTCTGCGCGGTGGTTGGCGTTCAGATGCCTACCAGCGTGTTCGCTAACATTGATACCAACCGCACCATGGCTGAAATGCTGTCTTTGGCTAACGAGATGGCGCAAACGATCGCCTATGATGGGCGAGACTGGACGTTGCTTAGGAAGATTGGAGCGGTCGCTGGCGACGACGTAACTACAGGGTTTAGCCTGCCGGCCGATTACCAGAGGTTCCTGCTGACATCAAATGTATGGCGCTCCTCGTCAACGCAAACGCCCATGCAATTCATTTCAGATACCGACCAGTGGGCGAACCGTAGGATGTCTGGCAATACCAACTGGATGTCTATTGGCAGTTGGGGAGAGTGGACCATCCTCGGCGGTCTACTGCACATCTTCCCCCCGTTGACTGTGACTGAAAAAGCCTACTTCGCCTATTTGAATAAGAATTGCATCGATCTGAAAGGCGGCGGCCATGGCGACGTGTTCATGGATGACGCTGACAGCTTTTCCTTGGACGAGCGCGTTTTGAAATTAGGTATGATCTGGCGCTGGAAAGCGCAGAAAGGATCAGCCTACACCGAGGATCTGGGCACTTATGGTGATGCACTCGCCAATGTGTCCGCACGTGACAGTCCGGCGCCCATCCTCCTCCCGCGGACTGTAAATATTGGCATCTGGGGGAAGCGCTATGGCAGTTTCTAGCCGCCAGGTAATGCCGGATACCGCCGCGTTTAACGTCGCGCTGGAGGGTCCTGCGGGCGTGCAGGGACCGCCTGGCACGCAAGGACCGCAGGGCGTAAAGGGCGATACAGGCCCGCAGGGCGTAAAGGGCGACAAGGGGGATACTGGAGACACCGGACCGCCGGGCGCGTCAGGCTCCGGCTCCGGAGATGTGGCTGGCCCAGCTGGCGCAGTTGCGGATCGTATCGCAGTCTACAATGGCGCTACTGGCAAAGTGATCAAGGATGGTGGCCGCACGATCGCCGAGTTGGCGCTGCTGGCTTCGCCGACGTTCACGGGTGATCCGAAGGCGCCGACACCGACTGCTGGCGACAATGACACGTCCGTTGCCACTACTGCTTTCGTCACCACGGCTGTAGCGAGTGTTGCGCCTCCCGCGGCAGGCAGCGTTACCTTTACGCCAGCGGGCAACATCGCGGCTACCAACGTACAGACAGCGCTCGTCGAGCTCGACAACGAGAAAGTCGCCAAGGCCGGCGACATCATGAGTGGCGCGCTGCGGACTGGCACAGCGTTCCCGGTAACGCCTTATACCTCGACGATCAGCGCCAATAATTTCTCGGCGGACAACGCCATTGGGTTCAATGCGTTTGTCAATTCTGCGGGCACTGGCTGGGTTGCCCAGAACGCCGGCTATGGCGCCACGATCTCACAGGCATCCGGCACCGGGCAGATTATTTTCTCGACGACGACAGCTTCTGTCGCTGCTGGTGCGGCCTACACGCTCGCTACGACAGCGACGCTTGATCGTACAGGTGGTTTCAACCCTAAGTGGGTCAATATCACTTCCGCTGACAGTTTCTCGACGTACAATATTCTCAGTACTGACACGCCCGGCGCGAATTTCGGATTTGGCGTACAGGGCGGTTACATGGCGTTCAACGAACAAGGCAACGGGTATAACTGGTACGGGTCTGGCGCGTCGAGAATGCAATTAGCCCACGGCGGTGGGCTCACTGTTGTCCAGCCGGCTACTATTACAAACGTAGCGTTGTCCGTTGTCGGGGCGACAAACGCTCTCTGCGCTGATTTCAGGAGCAACACTACCGGCACTGCGGCCCTCATCGGCTGGTGTTATACGGTTGTTCATTACGGCCGTGTCGGCCATGAGGCCTCTGGCACCAAATATAGCTTCTGGGGCAGCACGGGCGCGTTCCTGAACGCCGGGACCTGGGCCACCTCTGACGCCCGCGTCAAGAATGTTACTCGCACGCTCGACCCTGTCGCGGCGTTGATGGCGGTTAACGCGCTTCAGGTGAACGAGTTCACGCCGGCATCGCCAGCTGCAAAATCGATATTCTTCGGCCGCGAAGATGTCGAGAATGACACGCTGTACGGTTGGAACGCCCAAGAAGTCGAAGCGGTGATCCCAATTGCGGTGCGCGACGTCGCGTTGTCGAAAGACGATCAGATTACGCGCGCGGCGCTAAAGTCCGTTCCGATGCCTGAACAAGACAGCAAGGAGGCCGAAGCGCTTGGCGAAGGAGACATGAGCATCAAAGCAATCAATGACAGGTACATGCTGACTGTACTGTGGGCGGCAGTACAGCGGCTATCGGCCGAAATTGAATTGTTAAAGGCAACGTAAGATGGGCTCAGCATACGCCAATTACAAACGTGCCTCGATGCCGCCACAGCTGGTGCAGAAGTACGAGCCAATCACATTTCCGGCGCCAACCCGCGGATTGATGCTGGCCGACAACGAGGCTTTCCAACAGCCCGGCGGTGCGGTGGTGATGGACAATTGGAAACCGACACTGCGCGGTTGCAGCCTGCGCGGCGGCTGCGTGCGCTGGGCGACCTTGCCTGAGACCACGCCGGTTATTTCCGCTTTCGAGTACGCTTCAGGAAACAACCAACAGATGTTCGCGGCTAACGCCACCAAGCTATACAACGTGACGGCTGGCGGCTCGCCAACGTTAGTCAAGTCGGGACAAACATCCGGTAATTACGCCGCCTCGCAACTGGCTAATCAGGGCGGTGATTATCTGATTGCGGTGAACGACGCCGGCAATGATGTTTTGCGTTATGACGGCACAAATTGGATAACACTAACTTATACAGTTCCGACAAACTGGGCCACGAGTACTTTCTACGCCGTTGGCGCCAGGGCGACGGATACCGCCGATAACACCCACTGGAAAGTAGCTCCTACACACGCCCACACTAGTGCCGCCGCGGGGACGTTTCTCGCCGATCGCAGTGCACATCCGGGGTATTGGGTGGAGGATACGGCGTCTGACGACATCCCTTGGATTACCGGACCCGCAACCTCAAAAGTCGTCAACGGCAAAAACCTCGTTTACGTCAACAAGTATCGCAATCGCCTGTTTTTCATTGAGGCGACCTCGATGAACGCCTGGTACCTACCGCCTAATTCGGTGGGCGGTCAGTTGCAGATGATTCCGCTTTCAGGCGCAGCCACCCGAGGCGGGAAGTTATTGTTTTGTGCAACCTGGAGTTTAGATGCCGGCGACGGTGTGGATGACAAGCTGGTCTTCGCGACAGACCTCGGCGAGCTCCTCATATTCACGGGTGGCGATCCCTCGAGCGCCGCCAACTGGCGCCAGGAAGGCCGCTATCAGATCAGTCCGCCGATGGGGATGAACGCATGGGTGCAGTTGGGTGGCGAGCTTCTGATACTCACCACGTCCGGCATCATCCCTGTCAGCGCCTCCATTACCAAAGGGCCTGAAGAGCTCGAGCTCGCCGCCATCACACGCAACATCCGCGAGATGTGGCGCGATGAAGTTAGCGCCAAGCGGCAATGGTCTTGGACGGCGTGCAATTGGGAGGAATATGGAGGAGCATTTGTCACCTGGCCGGGCGGCGCGCCAGGTAAACGTTATTGCGGCGTAGTCAACGCTTCGACTGGCGCCTGGTGTCGTTTTGTTGGTTATGACGCGACGTGTTTTATTCGCATGCGCTCAGACATGTTTTTCGGCACCCAGGACGGCAAGATCATGCAGGCCGATCGCACTGGCTACGATGACGGTGTGCCCTACCTGGCGACGCTGGTTGGCGGCTGGGAAGTGTTTCAGTCACCAGGCCAGACCATCACGTGGCGGCAGGCGCGAGCTTCGTTCACGGCGGCCCAGGGCCAGCCATTCCAGCCGCAACTATCGGGCACAACGGACTACAATGTCACGCTGCCGCAGCCGCCGCCGGCAGGACCAGATCCTGGCATCGCCGACGTCTGGGATCAGGGTCACTGGGGGCCTAACATGGGTCCGGTACAGCCGGCGGCGTGGAAAAACAACACTGCGTACACGGTTGGGCAACAGGTCTATGAGCCTGGAACAACCACTTGT